TCATATTCCTCTAACTCGAAGTTAGCATCATCTATTTTACTAGCCCAGTACTCGAAAGTTTGTTTTTTGTACAAGTCTAATGCCGCTTTATTGTCACGTTTATCATCAGTAATGAATCCGTGTGGTGTAACAATAATTTTTGAGTCAGCGTAACCAAGACCGTTGATATGGTTTTTATCCACAGTAACTTTGGTTCTTGTCGCAAAATTGATTTTTCTACCTTTGCTTGTTGCATCAATTTTGTTTATACCACCGTCAGCTTCATTACCAAAACAAAACACTAATGTAGCCGCTTGATAGATAGCCTCACCACCTTTTGGTTTCATCTTAGGTTGACCCATTGGTGAATCTGGAAGTCTTACCCATGGTAAGTTACATACAACAAAACCGTTTAAGTATGGTGATGTTTCTTTACGGCTGTTATTGATTCTTTGGTTAATACCCATATTAATCTTTTCAGCCAACGCACCTGCGGTATGTTGTTTACCACCTTTACCTTCCCATGTCATTTTACATGGTACTGAACCAACTGAATCCCAGAAGAAACAAACATCATAAGGTAAATCACCTTTTGCTTGCATGTCTAAAACCTCATTGATGTAATCTGTAACTTGTTCAATGTAATTGAAATCGTCACGGTAAAGGAAAAATCCATCCCATTCACCAGTCTCTTCGTTTCTTGAACAATCCAAACCCATAAGTTGGCAGTGTTCAAAACTCCATTTCTTTTCAGTTACCAAATAAACTGGTAAGATACCCTTTCTTTGGGCATCAACTGACGCTGCAATTAATGCACTTGTTTTACCAGTGTTGGTATGACCAAGTAACATGTTAATGTGACCCATACACGGACCTGGAACGCCAGATGCCTCTAAAAAGGCTTCACCACAACTCAGAAATAAGTCTGATTTGTATTTAGTTGTCGTACTCATTTTCTTTTTGAGATCATCAAAAGAAAATTCTTTTTTCTTTACTGCCATATAATATTTAATGTTTAAAAAAAAACATGGACAAGTACTTGGACATAATGTCCATGTTAATGTCCATGTTTATAAGTTTTATTTTTAGAATGGTAAATCGTCAATCTTTAACTGACCAGCTGGTGCGCTTTCTTCTACAACACCATCTACATCAGTATCTTCTTCAGACATAGCAACTGGTGCTGGTGTCTCGTACTTAGCTTTAGGTGTTGGTGCGGAAGCTCCAGTGTATGTACTTACTCCATCTTCAACTTTAGCGATAAAGCATTTTTGCTCAGCATCCCACATTGGTTCACTACCTTCCGCAACAATGTTTAAATATTCAACAGATTTTTTCTTGAAGACATCAGTCCATGCCATTGGATTGCTTAACCACTCAACTGATTGGTTTTCGTCCTCAGACAATTTAGACTCTCTATCAGGGATGATAGATGCAACTTTAGTAAAACCAACTTTGCTGTCTTTTGATTTATCTCTAAGCATAGAGATTGTAATGTCGAAACCTTCGAATGGGTTCCAGAATGCACCGTATTTTTTAACAAGTGGTGCAATTTTGTCCATAATACCTGAACCGTCTTGTACTGCTGGGAATCTCCAGAATTTTACACCTTCATGCTCTTTACCACGTTCGATAACACGAACAATAAAGAACTGGCGTGATTTGTAATTGATAGCCAATTTCTTGTCTTCTTTGTCTGCACTCTTCATTAAGAATTTGTACATCTCATTCAAAGGAGATTCGTCACCATCTTGTGATGGATCATAAAGTTTTGTCCATCTCTTACCAATTTTTAGGTTGTGGAAATAACCAACTTTGTACCATTTGGTAGGATCGTCTTGGTTAGGAAGAATCCTAACTGATTTTTCACCACTTTGTGCACCCTCATCAAGTGCAATTGTGAAATACTTTGTTAAGTCGACAGAACTAGATTGGGTAGTCTGTGTTGTTTTCGACTTTGCTTTTTCATAGTCGGCCAGAGTGTCTGTTGCGGCCTTGGACCAATCGATTTTTTTGTAGTCAATCATAAATATATAAATTTTATGGTACAATATTAAGAACAAAAAACCCAAAAAACAAACTTCTGGGGAAATATTTTTAAAATATTAGAAAATTGACTTGTACTTTTTGATACCAAACACTAATAAACCTCTGTAAACACTAGTAGTTTCATTCAGACTTGCGTTTACCGCTGTAACCTCTAAAGACTGTAATGGTATTTCAATCATACCCATCATTGAGAACGTTATGTCATCAACACCGTTAATTGTTGCAACTATTGTATCGTTTGTATTACCTAATGTTATAAAACCGTAATATTCTATTGTATAGTCAGCTGTATTTACAAAACCAATTGCTGGATCACCGACAGTTAGTTTTTGTGTAATTAATTCTTGTTGTATATTATTCATATTAATAATTGCTTACAGGTTTTTCGTTATTATTAGAATTATAGAAACTATTTTTAATGTCCATTTCATTATAATTGTTCATAAGGTTGTCCATCATAGATAATTTATCTGGTCTATTTTCAAGATCAGTTTGTGTTTTTGCTGAGTTTCCACCCATATACTCATCTTGTGTAACACTAAAAGGGTAAGAATCTTTAGCCAAAGCTTTTCTTCTTTCCTCTTCGGTTGGTGGTCTCATCAACTCAACTTGTTTTGTTAAAGCGTTCATTTGTTGGATAACTGAGTCCATTTTTTGTAAACCCTGTTCAACACCACTAACTTTATTAATTATAGCCTCAATTTTAGAACTAGAATCAACAATTTTTTGCATGATACTATCTGTTTTGCCAGCTAATTCCTTGCTTGTATTAACTAAATCAGTCACATCAATTTCGGTGTCACCTTCAGCTGCGGCATCTGGAATCATCTCACCACCTTCTGGGGTAACAGGAGCTGCTTCCATACCTGGTTCAATACCCATTTCAGCATCTGGAACAGCTGTATCAACACCAACGTCTGTAGCAGGTGCCTCTACACCTAACTCAGCATCTGGAACAGCGGTATCAACACCAGCATCTGTAGCTGGATCTTCTTCAGTTGGGGCATCGCCCTCAGCTTCATAGAATTTATAATGATGACCTTCACCCAATTTTTCTTGGTAAGCCATAATGCTATTAAATCTTTTTACCTCTTCGGATAATACTTTATCTAAATTTTTGTTCATCTTAAATATGTTTTACGACTGTGACTTATTGGTGATTCTTCTCTTAGTAATTCTCTACCATCTTCCATCATTAATTTCTTCTCAATCAATGTTCTTTCAATTAAACCGTCTTTTGTTTTTACATAACAAACACCAGTTTTAATATCACAAACTTCTTCACCGATTTGTGCCTCTTCAATTTTTTTACCTAAAAATTGGTCTAATTTACTATTAAAATTGCTCATACGCTTTTATTTACTATAAATATCTGATATTTTAATAAAAGTTGGTATTACACCAAACTTATTCTAATTACCTTATTTTACCATTTTAACTTATCACTTGAGTTATTCATTTGTTTAAGATAATCAACCGCTGTTTCGCTTCTTACCCATACTTCAAATTGTTCAGCTTTAGCACCAATATGATAATTTTTAAACTGTTCACTCAGGTTGTCACCTTTTTTATCATTACATCCAGCACAAACCTCAACAATATTAGCAAAAAGAAATGCTGCTAAATAAGCGTTTAATTCTTCTGGTTTTAAATTTGCAACTTTATCACCCTCTTTACCTCTCTTTGTAACTTTTGCACCTGACGTATCAATAGTTGACAATTTATTTTTATACGCATCACGGAATCTATCTGTATTGTTTTTCCAAGCACCTTCAGTCATATAAATCATCTGTGCAGCTACGGTTAATCCGATAATTTTAAAAGCTTCTTCAGTATCTTTTATTCCACCACCAATATATTTTGCGTTCCATTGTATTAAACCTAAAGATGCAAAACCATTTTCATCTTTTGGGTTTGTGGAATATGGGTTAAATGTACCACCAGTTTCTTTATGTATATTACCTAAAACAGCTGCTACCTCAATTTTAGAAAAACCTTTACCCTTTAGGTAATTTTTAATTTCAATTTTATTAGCCTCAGTTTCAGCAGGTGTTACTGTTTTTACATCAGGGGATGCACTGTTAAAACTTAAATAAGATTCTGGGTCTTCATCACCATCTTTATTAATTGCAAAATAAGAATCCTTATTAGTCGCAACAACTTTACGAATTTCAAGATGTAAGTGAGGACCAGTACTTTTACCTATATTACCACTTTTAGCTATAATATCACCAGCACTAACAGTGGCACCAGCGCTTGTATTAATTGATGAAACGTGGCCATATAACGTTGATATACCTTTATCTTGGTGTGAAATTATAACTACCTGTCCATAACCAGTTGAGTCACCGACATATACCACTTTACCAGGTAAAACTGAGAACACTGGAGTACCAACTGGTGTGGATAAATCAATACCTCTATGGAAATCTGGTTCACCATTAAGAACCCTATTACCGTAACCAGAACCAATGGTAATAGATTTTAAAGGATCAACCCATCCACTTACCTTTGTTTTTTTACCGTTTGATAATTTTTTAGTTGGTGGTATATAAATTTCTTTACTAGTAATATCTTTATCAAGTATCGTATAAGCTTTTGGAAACTCTTTAGTACCCAAAACATCTTTATTAATGTAACTCCTTACAGTTCTTTCTAAAACTATTTTTGATTTTATCTGATCCTCAAGACCTATGGCTATAAAGCTAATGTATGAGTTACCGTTACTAATAGCACCCAATACATCCGCTTGATATTGTGTGGAGCCAGATAATTCACCAGTTGGTATAAAAGGGTCACCATATGTTGTGAGATACTTAAGTTTACCATTAGTATTTTGACTTTGTGTTGTCCCAGTTGCTGTCCCAAAACCAAGTACAACAGGTACACTATCATTATTATCCAGATAACCAGTTTTATAATTATTATAGGTGCCAATTTTTTTATAGATACCAAGATTGTTAATAACCCCAATATTATCTCTATCTGTTGTTACTATAGGATAACCATCTGTTGTGACATAAGGGGTATAAACCTCAACAATCATTTCAGTGGTGTTTTGGAATTTTAAACCATTAACTATTATTTGTGGTTTTACACCATTATTTCCCACATAAAATGTTGAATACCTCTCTTTTATAGTACCAGAATTAGTAGGTATAGTTGAAGGTTGAACACCTGACTTAAAGTAAGTACCATCACTACCCTGCAATGGATTATTACCATAATATGATCTACTATTATTAACAGGGCTTTTAATTATTTGATAACCAGAAACCCCATTGTACTGCGCATCAATAGCTTCATACCTATTTGTGGCACTATTTAAATATTTAACAACAGCAAAATATTTTTGATCAGTTTTAATACCAGTAATTGATGCTGCGTCAAAATCAACAAATTGATCACCAGGGTTATTTTTTAATAAATTTAACAAGGAAGGGTTTATTTTACTCGGTACTGAACCCTTTGTTTTAAACACATCATTTGTTAAACGATATCTACTAAAACCTTGTAATTCAGTAAAATTATTTGCTGGTTTATCTGAAACCCAATATGCCGAACCGATAAAATCATTTTTACTTTCATTAGAATGTGTACTTGGTATTTCGATATCAGAAGGGTATGTTATGGTTATTCCAGTTATTGTGGCAGTTGCATCTTCGGCTATAACACCACCAGCTGCTGTTGTAATTAATGTTGTTTTAATACCTGTTAATGGTTGGTCGTGTTCTAAATATTTAAAAACGTTGTTATCACCCCCCTCTAAAGTTGTTTTTGCGAATTCAGATAGTATTTCTTCATATGCTGTGTTGACTGTTGAGTATTCGCTTAATAAATTATATAATGATGTATCAACTCCTAATTTAACAGACATATCATATAAAACAATGTCCATAAAATATTTAATTGCTGTTGCTGGATCTGAACTACCAGATAATGTGTAAGCGTTATTATATAGGTACGCAATTAAAGCTTTTATTAATAACTTATTATTCTGATCACCATTTGTCATTAAACGTAGATAGGCAGCTGTTACCCATAAACCGCTATAGTTTACATAAAGGCCAGGATTTGCTGTTGTTGCTTGTGAAAATATACCATATTCATTATCAGTACCGTTGGTTTCTCT